TTAAGAATAATGTCTCTTTGAGGATTGTACGTGTCAATGACACTATCATTGTCGACGCGGTGTGTCCGCAGGATACTATCTTCTTCACAAAGGAGATTACTGTTGACAAGGTGGTATATTCAAAAGAGAAGAAGACCGATATTATTTTGCTTTGGTCCTTGGTTATTCTTCTATTATTACTATATTTGAAGCGTATTATAAATTCATTTATCTAACCAAGTCTCGCACTTAGGTGGTTTATGTTTTTTAGGTTTATTAAAAAAGGAGGCTGGGGAGCCTCCTTTTTCTTTGTCATTTAATTGATTTTGTCCAATGCACATTGCAGACAGCGTATCGCTGTTTATTATCTGGATACTCACCTACCATTGTAGCGTCTCCCATACATCGGTCAACATATTGTTTTCTTGTTTCATCGCCCTTAGGATTTGGAATCGGCATTTTCTTCTTCTTTATTGTTATTAATAGAATGATGGCAGATATCGTCCCAATAAAGGAAACGGAATCCACTGTCTTTACTCTCCTTCTCCATAGGTAACTAGCTTTCTATAGGTTAGTTCCGCTATTACCGCTGAGATGATGCTGTAGTGCATCGGAAAGTTGATAAGGTAGAACACAATAGAGCAAATCCAAAACGTGAGACAGAACACACAGTTAAAGGGTTTGAAGTTTGCGTACTCACCAATAAGCTCCATATACGGCTCAAAGACAAATAGTCCGGCTCCTAGGAAGCCTGCCGATATAATTAACAAAATTGTTTCCATTATAATAATTGACCTATGTTATCGTCCCTTTTTAACTTTTCTAATTTACGAACCCAAGCTCCATCCTGAAAGTACTCTATGTAGGACTTTTGCTTTTCTCCATAAACATCTGACCAAGCAAGGGACTTTATCTTGTTCAGCATTGTCGATATAGCCATCGATATGACTAGGTTTGCTCCAGACTTTCCTTCTTTATAATAGTGCAGGAATTTTTCGCATATGCGCAGTACGGCCTCATCCACTAAGGCTTGATGTAGCTCTTTGTATCCTTCTGTCTCAAAGTACGCACCTGCAATCTCATTGCATCGCTCAAGAATAAACCTACCTAGCGGTTCGCTTATCCTTCCGTTTTGCTTTGACAGTAGACACTCCTTCTCTACTAACTGCTTGTCGTATTTTATTTTCTTCTTCGGCATTGTTAATGATGCGCATAAGGTCTCCTGTTAATCCAAATTTCGTCCATATGTAACTAGGTGATAGCTCTGTAATACGGCTGATGCCATACATAGTCACAGGCCGTCCCCTTCCAACGATATCTTTTACTGCCAAGTATATATCAATCTTCTGATTAACAATAACCTCATCAATATCCTTTTCTTCCATAGGGACGTATGCGCTTTTCATAGTTAGGGTCAAGCGACTGTATCTTATCCATAAGGATGTTCTCTTGACGGTAGGCTTCTCGCATCTCGTCATTGGTAGAATCCTTACCAGTGTTGGCAAATATGACAACCATCTGGTGTTGTAGCTCATCTATTTTGCGCCTGATGCCCTTATTAGTAACGTACAATATTTCGTCATTCATAGTACCTGATAATTACTTCGTATGTTTCTTTCGGTAGGTCCGGCTCATAACATATGACCAGCTTACGATAATACTTTGGCGAATCATCTGCCACGTAGCCTTTCTCAACGAGGGAGTCAGCAACAAACTTGCAGCATAAAATACTATTGTCGCAATCGAACCTACTGTTATAATTAACACGTAGCTCAAAGCGAGAAATGGTAAGCGTATCAAAAGAATCAAGAGCATCTTTAACCAACCTTTTGTAGTCATCCGCCAATCGCTTTCTAACAGTCCAATGCTTACCGGCATAGAATTTATTGAGGCTAGGAGGCTTTCCCAGCGTGAGGGTAATTTCTTTTTCATATTTAGCCATATATTTTTCTTGCGCTAGAGACATTAATATAGCCCACCTCTTTGCTGACCTTTGAGCGGTTAGAGAAGTGAGATGTCTTAGGCATCATCCTATCTTCCCACTTAGGTTCTGGGAGGGTGGATAGGTTAAACACATATACGCCATTGGGCGTAGAGTTTACATAAAATGCTTTGGTATTGAATCGCTGTGCGCGAGATACGAGGTAGTCGTATTTGGCCTTCTCTATCAGGAGGTCATCGTAGTGCGTCTGTCGGCACTTTAATTCTATATCTAGTCTGAACTTCTCAGAGTAGCAATCGTACTTGGAAAACTTATCGTCAGATTCTCTAAGGTCAGGTATGAACCTGCCTTTTATAAATTCAAATAGCTCACTCTCTTTAGTTATCACTATGGTTTTCTTTTAGGTGCGCCAGCTCCTCCTGTAGATGGACTATCGCNTTTTGGATGTCCTGCTCTTTGGAGTTTTCGGGCTTATGCCCAGCNCGAAGAAGATAGGCGATTGCTACGCCAAGGTTGTATGANTCCTCTTGGAAGTCAAGCACAACATCCATAGCGTGAATCTTCTTATATCTTCCTATGTAGTATTTAGGAGTTGACATTTGTAAACTCTTTATAATTAATTATGAAACATTTATCTACTGGCAGTGTATACGCATCACCGTCTAGGTACTCATCTTTGTAGATACCAGAGCTGTGGGCTATGATAAAAGACTTTGTGGCTCGACATACTACAACATACCAAAAGCTTTCTTCCTTTACTTCGGTGATCGCCTTAAAGGTTACTGTTGATGGCTCGTAGTCATCGCGAGAGTTCCATACGTTTTCACCGTCCTCTTCAACCAAGAAGAACTCAGCCATTCCATTGCGTTCTGCTACAATGTCAAAGGCTAAGTCCTCAGGTTTATCTTGAATGATATAGGCGCGAGCCTCAAGGGCTTCACGCATAGTAAGTACACCGAAATAGTTTTTCACGATATAAATATACGCTAAACAATTTCAACATCAAACTTCTCTACGCTTAGGCGGTTATGGCGCTGTATTACAAGCCTTCCGTTTGCTGCGTTAAAGAATATGTAATTGGTATCACTCCCTGTGTAGTCGTTGATATCCACTTTATACTCGTCGTTGTTGACTCGTATTCGCTCGTGTGACAGTACTTCTGTTTCTTTAATTTTTTCATAGTTGTTTTCAAGATACATACATATCACATACATCCAGTTCCTTCGCCATTCGTCAACTGTTTTATTCAATGTCTTCGTGTTCTCCATCGTCCCAAGGTTCTGTTCGTAAATCTTTATCTATTTTTCGAAGGCGCATATGCTCGAAATACATCTCGTCATAATGCTCTCCGCTGTTNCCGTTACGCATAATAACCTCCATACGATACTCTTCATACTCTTCTTCAGTCATATTGCGTTTTTTAGCTGAGTCTGGATGCTTATCAAAGTAGTCGAAGGCGTCTTTCATAGGTGCATATCGTTTTTATTGACTATGCTAACGCCCCACCACAGCCAACCGATGCTAATGCATCCGTCGCAAATTTGGGAATCATATGTGACAGAGATATGTGGTAGGAGGTGTACGCTACCTACGTACTTAAAGGTTTCAATTCCTGTTTTCATTTTATTTTACTTTTAAGGATTGACTTATGTGTTGAACTCATCTGAACATTTTCTTGTAACCATTGAAGATATTGTGTTTCTACTTGGTCTAACTTATAACCTTTGTATCGTCCTATCACTAGGCGTTCGTCAGAAATTCTGAATGGGTCGCGGTATGTCTTTGATGGAAGGAAGTTGTTATGCATCGCAGAGCGATTGTCATACATTAAAGTCCTTCGTCCACGTGGCACCATACGGTCTTTAGGTTTCTTCTGGCTCATTTCTCTTTGGTGTTATGCGCCTATTTTTAATAGGTTGCGCCTATTTCTCTTTGGTGTTAAAGGTTTCTTCAAAGTATTCTTCAGCAGTCCATCTTGACTCAACTGCTCCGTGTCGTGCATCACTAAAGGCGTTACAGATGACTTCTTTCTCTCTATTGAGTTTCATCTCTGCTAAACTCTTGGCGACTTGTAGAAGTCTCATTATCTCAAAGTCTCCTCTTTGTTCTGCTCTTGTAGTCTCTTCGTTGAACTGCTCAATCAGTTCTTGCATTGGTGTTTTCATTTCTCTTTGGTGTTAAAGTATTCATTTAATAAATCTGCTAACTCTTCAGGGGTGTCGTTAATCTGTCCAATCTTTTCTCCGTCTACAAAAACATCATAACCCCAATCATAA